TTTCAACTTCACCAAAGGTATAAACGGCTAGAGATTCCATGACATCGGGCAAAGTGATAAATCCTGCCTTGTATTTCTCAACGACTTCTAGGAATTGTTTGCTATCCATCACTTCTCCACCTCACTTTGTTGTAGTCGCTGCCAATCCTCTGCAAATAGTGAGAGCTGGCATGATGTCCATGGTTGAGTCAGTATCTCGAATTGTTTAGTTGTGATTTTGTCGCGTACAAGAACAGCGAGGTTGGCGTCCCGAACGGAGTTCCAAGCGTTGTTCCAAGCGGTGTCCCAAGCGTTGTACCAATCGTTGTACCAATCTTTGTGCCAATCGTTGTACCAATCGTTGTACCAATCGTTGTACCAAGCAGTGCGCAAAGCGGCGGCGCGAGCGGTGCCCCAAGCGGTGTACCAAGCGGTGTCCAGAGCGTTGTACCAAGCGGCTGATAATTCTTTGCGCTTGTCATCATCAAGCGACTTCCATACTTCTATGAATTGCTTTGTAGTCATGTAGGTCTTAGTTGCGGTTTCTTCACTCACTTCTCCACCTCGCTTTGTTGTAGCAATTCATCGTGTGTCATTTTGCCTCCTGAAATGGGGCGCAACGTTTACACCCCTTCTCTATATCAATACTGCATAGCGGTGGGCGATCATTTTCTGCTGCCCATGCTACGTCTAGAGCCTTGTCAAAGATTTCTTTAGTGAACTCAGGATTGTATTGAACAATGAATTCTTTATATTCTTGGTTTGCCTTAAGCTCGTAGATGAATACGATTTCTTTAGGGGCATCAGGCAATAGACCTTCTTCTACCATAAGGTGGCAAAGGTGTAGGTATACCTGTCCTTGAAGTTGGTGAGAACGGAAAGGCGTCTTAACGTTTTTCCATGCCTTCTCTACATTGTCCTCAGATTGGGCCATAAGAGCCGGAGCTTCCATTCTAAGACCACCGGAACCAATAGACTTAATCTCAATTAGGCAATCATCTCCAAGGCCTTTAATCCAGCCGTCAGCGTGTCCACGCATCATATGCTTATCGCTACGTAGAGGCACTTCCATGTAGGTAGGGATCTCTTCCCAACCTAAGTCAGTAAAGCTAGATGATGATGACCAGAAAGGTGCTAGCTTTGGCGTAGACCACTTACCATAGAGAACGCCCATTTCTTTAAACCAGGTTTGCCACTTACTGTGGATAAGATGTCCCTCTGCAAAGATAGAAGCTAACCTAGCGGTAGGTTTATCACGGGTCTCTACGTAGTTACCCTTAATAGCGTGGTACTGTGCTAGCGCACACCAGTCGTCCTTGATGATATCTGAGGGATGAATATAGCTCATATCACGATCATCGAAAGGACGTGACAATACGTGGCGCTCTACAGCACCCATTAAACGAGTCTCACGCTTACTGGTTGCTAGAAATGCCTTTAGATCTTTACTGGCAATAGTCTTAGGTTTGCCCATACTTTCTGCCCTCTTTCTCCAACCACTCATCTAGAGTGATCCCCTGTTTTTTAATTCTACGCTCAACAGCATTGCGTTCTCTGTGGGACATACCACCGAAAATACCATGTTGCTCTGCATTCAGTATAGCTTCCTTTAGACACTCTTGTCTAACCGGGCACGGGGGTTTACCATCCTTACCCCAACAAATTGCTTTTGCTTTGTCTGCAATAGGTTTATACAACGCCTTATCACGTGGAGGAAAGAAGATTTCTGTGTCTTCTCCTTGACACTTTGCATCATAGCGCCACGTCCATGAGGGGTCGTCACTGTAACGTAATACCAATTATTCACCTTGTTCGTCGTGGCCCCCCACACCCTTATTGTACATTGCATCGGTTAATTCATGAAAATGGTTCTCTAGAAGGATGACATAGTCCTCCCCATCCAGATGAAATGCCAGTACTGGCTCTCTGCTATCTAGGATGGCCTCTTTAGTAATCTTTTCTAGGACTTCTGATTGGATACTAAAGGACTTCTTGGACGTCCACTTATGCTCAAATAGGTAGTGATCATTACGCACATCGCCCTTCCGAGACCAAAAGGCCCCGGAAGCAGCGCTGCGAACTCCACCAGTAAGCTTGGCTAACCTCTTCTCATGCTTGAGGGACTGCTTCTGACCCTCACTTTTCATCAGGAGACTCCAACATCAGGGCCGGACTATTCCTAAGGGTATCCATAACGGCGGCGCTGATCTCAGCACTGAGGTCAACCTCTTCTCTCAAAGAGTCAATTAAAGCCTGAGCACCTTGCCATTTGCGATCCTTATAGTACATCCAACCTCCACGGCGTTCTACGATGCCATTGAGGATAGAGAGAGCGACGATTTCCTTACCGGTATCGTAGCTGCCTGCATCTACTGGACCACCATCAGCAAAGTAGAAGTCTAGGTATGCAGTCTGTTGTGGTGGGTAGGTCTTGTTCTTAATAGTACGGACACGGATAGTTTGGCCTACACGCTTCTTCTCCTGTCCTGTGCCTACTTCAAGCCAATCGTCACGCTTTACTTCGCAACGAACGCTGTAGGCATAGTCTTTGCCAAGACCTCCCGGTGTTGTACGAGGATCGCCATGCATGACGCCAATCTTCATACGGTATTGATTAATCATAATGCCCAAGATTGGGCGCTCACTAGCAATAAGATCTCGCTTAGTAGCTGAAGCCACCTTACGGAAGAACTTATTAGTGATTAGAGCTCCTCGTCCAACGGTGAACTCTTCCATGTGCTTTTCGTCTTCCGCACTAGGAACGAGAGCAGGAAGGCTGTCAACAACGACCATATCAACAGCTTTGCTTTCCATGAATTGAATAACCGCATCGAATGCGTCCTCCATACTGTTAGTCTCTACAAGCAGTACTCGTGAAGTATCTACCCCACAAAGTTCTGCATAGTCTGGATCGAAATCTTCAGCAGCGATCCATACTGCTGTAAACTCTGGATTGATAGCTTGGTTAGCAGCAATTGTCCTAAGAGCAAGAGCTGTCTTACCGTGTGAAGCTTCGCCTACCAATTCTACCCAACGGTTCATAGGCCAACCTCCGCCAAGAACTACGTCAAGAGTTAAGGAGCCTGTAGGGATTCTTGCAGGAAGTGTTACCTCACCGGCAGTAACAACAGTGCCTGCACCCAGCTTCTTATTAATTTGGGCAGCAATCTTTAGCGCCTCTGAGTTGATTGTCATTGTCATTAACCGATCCTATCTACGATGATGTTTGGATTAAAGCCACTTCCTTGTGCAGGTTGTTTAGCAGGAGTTGCCGCACCACTACTGCTGCTTGGCATGCCTGCTCCACTTCCTTGTTGAATCTTTGGATAGCCACAGTCATAGCAACGCATAACGTCAAAGGAGCCGTTCTGTGTAGACTGCACCCCGACCTTCATATAGTTACCGCTATAACAGTTTGGACATCTTGTGGCTTGGTTCTGGCTTTGAGCCTTGGTTAAGGTTTGATCTGTCTTAGGATCATAGGTAACTGGAGCGTTACCTTGTGCAGGCCTATAGACTGTGCCTTGACCTGGACCTGTAGCCGGAGTGCTACTCGGTGCGGGTTGAGCCCCGCCTAATTTTTCTGCCCACCAATTACTCGCCATGAACTTTTTTTCCCCTCTGTTCAATTAGGCCTAGATTAAATAATGTGGATACACAAGATAGTGTAGAAGACAAGGACACCAGCCTAAAAAGCTTTGCCAGGTTTTCTATATCTTCTATACCATACTTCTCTAAATCATCGGCGCTTTCATCTTCAAGAAGGTACGCCGATATAGCAATCTTGGAACAAATCTCTGCGTGAGAATCAATGAATGGAATTAGCTCAGAGAACTTCTCAAGACGGTCTTGACTTGCCCGCTCTTCCATTTCTGCAACCTCATCGGAGATTGGAGGAAGTCCCATAGCGTCTGCTATTTCTTCAGCAGGCATCAGCATTGAATCGTAGATAACTTGCCTAATCAATACTGGCAAGGGCAGGTGGGTAACCCTATTGTCTTCAAAGACAACCCTAGGACTCTTCTTACGCTTAAACCTATCAAACATTACTTAGCCTCTCCCCAACGTTGTACAGTCTTAACCTCTGCGATCATAGGGATGTTAAGAGCATTGATACCTTCCATAGCTTCACGGATTGCCGCTTCAGTTTCTTCTGCAAGATTGTCAGGAGTAACTGTAACCAATTCATCGTGGATAGTAAGAATAAGACTTGCCTCATCCGGGATCATTTTGTTTGCCCTAATCATAGCAAGCTTAATCAAATCGGCAGATGAGCCCTGGATAACTGTATTAAAGGCTTGACGTTCTGCTCTAGATCTTTCCCACTGCACACTGGACCGTAGGTCTGGTAGATACCTGCGACGACCCATATAGGTAATGGCGTAAGGTATTGGAGCACGGTTGCGACTCTCGCTAATGATTTGCTTCTTGTATCTAGCTACAGAAGGGAACTTGTGAACGAACTCATCAAGTAAGTTCCTAGCCTCATTAACAGAGACACCAATAGAGTTAGCAATCTTGTCTGGTCCCACGCCGTACATCATTGCCAAAACTAGCTGCTTAGCAGCGTCACGGTTTACTCCGACAGTGTTTCCGATAGTGGTATAGATATCTTCTCCCTCAAGATAGGCACCACACATAATGCGGTCCTTACTAAAGGATGCAAGAACACGAGGTTCAATCTGTGAGTAGTCGGCCACTACAAGCTTGTAACCCTCTGGGGCTATAAACAAGTTTCGGATAGCCTTACCATTCTTAGTACGTGGGTTAGGCACGTTCTGAAGGTTAGGATTACGACTGGAGAAACGGCCGGTCTCTGCACCGTACTGAATGAAGTCAGTGTGGATACGGTTATTAATCATAAGAGACTTCTTGGCAACAACCTTAGACTTGCCCGAAGTTGTACGAGTAATATCTCCACCAAGGTATGGAATAACATAGGTAGTCAAGAGCTTATTTAAGTCTGAGTATTCTAGTAATGCATCTACCAAGGCATCCTTGCCCTGGAACATTTTGATAGCAGGCTCTGCAACCGAGAAGTCAGTTACTGTAGGGGCATTGCCGGCATCTACACGCTTTTGTCCTGCAGGGGTCAGGGTCTTAGGACGAAGACCACGACCGCCCTCGGACTTCTTAGAGAATAGAATGCTCTGCTTCTCAGGCACGCTATTGATGTTAAAAGCCTTGCCTGCAAACTTATAGATATTTGCCTTGGTAGTCTCAAGCTGTAGCTCTAGGTCTTCTTTCAATGTAGATAGGGAGCTGACGTCAATGTCTGCACCACGAAGCTCCATGCGGCAAATTACATCCAGGACATCCATTTCAAGGCGGAAGATGCCAGTGAGCTTATCGGTAACGAGGTCTTGTTCATACTTCTTATAGAGCTTCCAGGTCCACTCAGCGTCTAACCCGGCATAGGTAGCAACCTCATCGAAGGAGTACTTCTCTACTTCTTTACCAACACCCTTGACCATATCGTAGCCAAGCTCACGCTTCAAGCAGTCAGCAAGACCAAGGTGAAGGCTGTTGCGAGTATTAAGAACGAATGCAGCGTTTAGAGTACAGAAGTAGGGTTGAGCAGGTAGTTCCTTTGTGTACTTAGTAACGCTCTGTAAATCAAACTTTAGGTTATGACCAATCTTAAGCTTATCACTGTTGAATAGTGGCTTGAGCTTTTTAAATACTTCTCCAGCAGTAAGTTGTTCTGGAGCTTCTGAAAAAATCTTTGTAGCCTTACGCTCATCTTTGCTATAGTCTGCAGGACGGATGGGCAAGCCTTTTAGAATACGCTCTTGAGCAGACGGAAGTAGTGGGAACTCAGTGCGTAGGTAATCACCATTAGGGTGACCCATAGGAATAACATCAACACGGCCTTCAGTAGCCATGGCAATCCAAGTAACAATATTAAGTCGTGGATCTCCACGATGATCTCCTACAGTTTCAACGTCAAAGACAAAGGCGTCTTGTGCCATGTAGGCATCGAACACCTCATCAAGTTGTTCTGCGGTAGTAACTATATTCATTGCTCTCCCTAAGTTGAGTTAGGGGCCCGTAGAAAGGAGGTAAAACCGGGCCCCCAACAAATGGACTAGATTAGTTAGCCGCTGCGATTTCCCGAGCGATCTCAGCCAACTCTGCCTTAGTGGACGTATGGAGAGCTTCAGGTCCAAGAGGTTTCATTGTCTTAATCAACTCAGCGCAAGCGATTGGGTCTAGTTGCCATTCCTCAGCTAAATCCCGCTCCTTTACAGGAACGATTGAATATGTGGTCTTCTGACCGGTACCGGACTTACTTACAGCCCAGTAAAGGTCTGGACGATTGAGAGGGCCTGTCTTTGGATTAGATGCAAGCTTCTCAAGCTGACCACAAAGACGAATGCCTACAGTCATAAGCTGGACTTGTGGATCTTCGTCTGAAAGGTTTAGAACGGTGAACGCAAATTTTTGGTCTGGCTTACTGCCTACCTCGATTAGAGGATCGCCTTCGCCAATACTAATAAAGGACTTCTTACCTGGACGATTGATCCAGTGTTGCATGAAGACCATTGGTTCATCGGAGATGAACTTAATAAGCTGGACATCTTCATCAAAGCGGAAGTCAGTAGCAAAGGTCTTTGTGCTCTTAGCACTGGCCTTCTTAGCTGCTGCCCAACCAGTTTGGATTACAGATGAGTGTGCTGGAACTTCGTTTTCGTCTTCTTCAATAAACAGCTCGGCATCTTCTTCAACCTGTGCTGTTGCATATTGATCAACGTTTGGTGCGGTCTTGACTTTCAATGAGGCGCTCATGGCGCTCCTTTCGGTAGTTGGCTGATATCTGGGATTCTGTCGAATCCGTACGATAGGTTGTTAAGCGGTTTCTTGACTGTGAATAATCTTCCAAGATTCTGCCAATTCAATTGACAGATCTGAATGCCTATTCCAATCAACTCTAGGAGTCCCAATGAGATTCCTATCTTGGAAACTTTTGATAGCTGATTCAATCATAGCTTTGGAATACATACGCCAACCTGGCTTCTTTACTCCATCAACTAACATTGACTTAAGACGGTAGGGTGCACGTGGTATATAACCCTTGCGTTCCCAAAGTCTGACTGTCACTATCGGTCTTCCCAGTGCTTGGCACAAAGACCCTACACTGTAAAGCTCTACCGACTTTCCATTCGGTAGTGTTTTAACCTGTGGATTTTCATCCCAGGAACCTAGTAATGCTGGCTTCTTTGGAGTTACTCCTGGATCTAGAGGCCGGCGTTTTCTTTTAGAACCTGGATAGTATTCTTCCAAGTCTTCAAAGAACTTATCTACTTTGTCTTCATCCATCTTATTCCTCTACGATATAGAAAGCATATGAGACAGTCTTTGGAAACATCTCATCGATTTCTTCCTCCGTAAGGAGACCGTCATAGAGGCAAGCCATAACTTCTGACTCATCTAATACTGGAACCATTTTATAGCAGCGGTTATAAATATCCTTCTTCTTAAGAATATCTTCTGCTATGGATTCATTTAAAGATTGTGATACACGACGTTGGCGCTTAAGAGCTGTTACGCCAGATACTTTCTCTGGTAGCTCGTAGATAAGGTGACCCTTTTCGTCAGGCTCGCCGTCTGTATCAACTAGCTCAGATAGCTCTGACTTAATTCTGTTCTGCTGCTTGGACATGTCATCGATATTACGCTTGATTGTGACATAGTCAGCCACCTTGGCTAGCAAGGGGTTTATTGGCTTTGGATCTTCTTTTTCAATAACCTTTGGCATGAGCATCTCCTCCTGCCTCCAGTATAGGAGATTATTCGAGAGATTGCAAATCGGTGTCAATATAGGCCTTTAGGGCCTCAATAATGACGTCTGTGACAGTACGCTTGTCCTCTGCGGCCTTGTTTTTGACAGCCGTCCAGAGCTCATCTGATACCCGGATGGTGCGGGTTGGGGTCTTAGGTGCGTTTGGCATAGTGACATAAGTTTAGACTGAAATGTTCTCTAGGAAAGCTCTAAGTGTCCCCACTGTTAAATTCACCCCTCCGGCCTCGTTTATACCCTCGCCATCAATGATGGCATTGGCCACAGACATCTTCTGTACCAGCATGGCATGTTGGCGCTCTTCGATGGAACCCTCCATTAAGAAGTCTTGAATAACGATGACAGGCCAACTTGAAGACGCCCTGCGAATTCGTCCATTCCTTTGAAGAGCCAACCCAGCATTCCAAGGCAAGTCGTAATTAATAAGAAGGTTAGCCTGAGGCAAATCAACACCATATCCACCAGCATCGCTGGAAATAAGAAGACGACAATTAGGATCAGTCTGGAAATGGACTTTTGCCTGTTCTTTTTCTTTTGCATTCATAGCTCCTGTATATCCGGCCGATTCGTAATCTATTAATGTTTCTTTTATTAGTACAACCATATGTACATAGCTAGTAAAGATGACAGCTTTATTTGCCGCATCCTGCTCTAGGAAGTTCTCTACATATTCTTTAAGGGCGGACAGCTTTGGAGTCTTGACTAGCTTCTCTAGATGACCGGCTTCTGCCAGATCACCTACATAACCTGAGGTAGTCTTTGAATGGTTAAGCAAGTCATGGTGGTCACAAAGCATTCTTAGGGCAGTTAGCTTTGACATTACCTTGCCTTTAAGAGCATCCATAACATCATTGGTTTTCTCTCCAGCATAGTGGGAGAACAGGTCAAAGGATGATCCAAAAGAGTCTACGGCCTCATCTAAATCGGCAAGTAACTCCCTAGCAATATGCTTGTAGAGCTTGGCACCAGCATGGTCAAATTCAACCAAGATAGGTTCTGCAAAGATAGTATCTGGCAGATATGGTGCAACATCTGGATCTTGTTGGCGCTTTCGTACTGACGCCGATCCCATAGTCTTACTTAAAGTAGGTAGGTTGCGGTAACGTTCAACCCCACCAAATTGATTCCTAATAATAAATGTTTTATCAAATAGATCAAACCTACCCAAAACAGCTTTGTCTACAAACTGCATGATTGAGTACAGCTCTTCCGGCTTACCGTTCTCAATAGGTGTTCCGGTTAGGGCAAACTTTACGTCGCTCTTTAAATCCTTTACATGCTTTGAACGTTTGGATCGGAAGCTTTTAATAGCTGTTGCTTCGTCACACACGACAAATCCACGTCCGAGTTTTGAGACGTAATCCCAGTCATTAACAACTTGCTCGTAGTTGATAATGACGTAGTCGTATCCTCCGGCAAGAGCGTCAGCATATTGCTCTTCCCGTTGTTTTTTGGTTCCATCAATGACCAAAGGGTTTGCACCACCATCGGTAAATTTCCTAATCTGTTCTGCCCACTGGTACTTCAGTGAGGAGAGACAAATAACTATACCAGGTTCAGTAATATCTTTAAGGTCTTTTAGTTTTTCTATAGCGGCAATAGTCAGAACAGTTTTACCCAGGCCAAGGTCGTAGGCCACAAGCATCTTCTTGCGGTTTACCATGGCCTCTACGGCCTCAACCTGATATGGTAAAAGTGTTCCTGTAAACATTACTTCCAGCTTCTATGTGACTTAATATAAACCGTCATATATGCTAACGAGCCAAGTATGAATCCATACTGCTTTGTATGGAAGGCGTAGATAATCCAAAGTGTTTCATTAAAGAAAAGCACGACCCAGCCCATGCGGTTCTTGCGCCCAACGATGTAGGTACCTGTGATGCCACAGAGTGCTAGGATCCAGGACCACATTAGATGCGAGCCATCAGGGTAGTCTTGACTGCAAACTCTAGATCTTCTAGTGAGCTGTTGTTGTGGATATAGGCATCGAACTCCCAGTTGTCCATATCATGCTCAGATATGTGGGAGTTAACTGCCTCTACTCCGGTACGCTCTACACGCCAAATTTGCGCTTTACCTTTTCTGAAAGGAGATGTAAGAGTTTCGGCTTCATTTTTAAAACGAACATCCGTTATTACATAGTGTCCGTCACCCACTGTGCTAATAGCCTTATTAATCCAAATGTCTGAATCAATAACAGTTCTAGCACCTACTCCCAATGCCTGAAGTAAACGACGGACTTCAGGTTCTTGTTTAGCAACATCCCAACCATCTCGGTCTACAACAGTTTTTAAATCCCATCCCCCACCGTCAAACTCAAACCCAACTATGGGATTCATTTTGTATAGAAGTTCACGAATAGGGTCAGCAAAAGCTACACGAGTAAACCCGTGATTTTCTACTAAATAATTAGCTACAGTGTCTTTACCTGACTGGGCGTACCCAGATAGTCCAATAATCATACAAATGCCCTCTCTCCAAATACGGAATGCTTAGCACTTCCTAATCCCAGTATAACCGATTCTTGGTCCATATCGCCAATGTCCTTAGCATCTGTGGTGTAGTTAAAGAACTTACACTCTAATCCGTTTTCCTTAAGCTTAGCTAACATCTCCTTAGAAGCCTTAAGTCCGGCTGCATCTACCTTGGGGTTATCAAACGCAACCACTAGACTATCTGCAGCCCTCATCAATGAGAGTTGGTCCTTGCTGAAGGATGCTCCGTAAGTTGCAACCCCACCAGATATTCCCAATGATAATAGCTTTACGCAATCAAGAGGAGACTCAACTATGATCATTGGACCACCGGTATATTGGGCAAAGCCAAATAGAGTCTGGGACTTCTTTACGCCGGTGGGGCGGTTACGAAAGAGTCTGGTCTTCTGACCTTTCTCCTGCCAGCCCATCAGCTTACCTGTATGCGGTTCACGGATTGGAAGCACCCAAGCCTCTTGTCTTGTATCCCAGAGTACTCCGTAGGCCTTAACGGCCTCCTCAGACAAACCTCGGGCTTCTAAAGCCCATTCTGGGGGCGATGTGTAGAGAGCCAGACGAGCCTCAGACATCTCTAAAACTCGTGGGATTGGCACATAGGAGTTTTTAGCTTCCTCCAATTGCTTTACCAAAAGCTCAAAGTTGACCTCGATATTCTGACGAAGCCAGTCCCTAGCCGCATCAAAGTCTAGACGGCCCCACTGAGTTTCAAACTCATTAATCTCTGCAACTAGAGTAAAGAGAGTTCCCTTATACCCACAAGAGAAACAGTGATGAACTCCGGTCTCCGTGTTAATAGACCAGGATGGGTTTGAGTCTTGACGCCCTGTTCTTTCAAGGTGCATAGGACATAGGCCAATAAGCTCATC